GTGGGGTCTTAACCCTCCGCTCTCCAAGATATGAAGTGTTTGTTCATAGGTTGCACAGTTAGCCTTGGTCACTTGGTCACATCACGTTAACAGCGCTCAGTCATCACGCGCGTGGTTCACCGAGTTGGGTTTGAATATGCTGTGGGGTGTGCCCCCAACACTCCCACCCCCATAAAAAAAATTACATTTCTGGTAAAGTTGTTTTTCTGGTAAACCGCAGTTGCCAGACAACAGAGTTAGACCTGTGTGAGTCCTTACTTGCACAGGTCTTTTTTTATCTGTAAGATATGGTTATTGATAGAGGGGTAGAGATGACTATGCAAGCGATAGAGTTAGAGCGTGGTATTGGGATGCCTGTACCTAGGGTGGTGTATTCGTACCCTTATGAGGAGATGGATGTGGGTGACAGTTTCACTGTGCCTGTTGCTGCTCGTCAGAAAGTGTTGAACGCTAACTACCGGGCTGGTAAGCGGTTGGGGTTGCGGTTTATGGCAAAGACAGAGGGTGACCTTGTTAGGGTTTGGAGAGTTGCTTAAATGGCACAAGCTGACTGGTTATGGATGGACGAGGATGAACTGAGAGCGGTATGTGCTGCCTTGGTGAACCTGCTACGCCAGTCGGAGATGCGGGCTGCTTGGATGGCTCAGAACATGGAGAGGGCGATAGAGTATGGATACGGACAAGGATATACAGATGGAGCTTTACAACTCCCGTATGCGCCTCAAGAAAGAGATGCAGCGGGCGTTGTCCTGCATTAGTCCTAGCAGTAAAAGAAAGCTGGCGCGGGAGTGGGAAGAGAAGTACAGCGCCTTGTTTTACCGGGAGTTGCTCTCATGTGCCAAGAACAAGAAGGTGTGTACGGAAATAGCAGACTGGAATCTGGAGAAGATGAAATGAATCTGAACCAAGGAAAGGTGGCTGGAGGTCTGGTCGATGAGATGCTTGAGTTAATTCACAAGTATGACGAAACGCTATACATGGCAACAGTCATTGGATGCTTGGAACTTGTTAAGCAACATTTGGTTAACGAGTCATTAGAGGATGAAGAATGAAGGTAGCTGTTATCACCCCGTACTACCGGGAAGACCTGAACACACTGGCGAGGTGTCATCAGTCAGTGGTCAACCAGACTTACAAGGGCGTCAAGCACTTCATGGTGGCAGACGGTCACGCAAGAGATTATGTGGACGAGTGGGGGTGTGAGCATGTGAAGCTGCCCAGTTGTAACGACACAGGGGATACGCCGAGGGTTGTGGGTTACGCTGTGGCAGCAGCACAGGGCTATGACGCCATTTGTTTGCTGGATGCTGATTGCTGGCTAGAGCCTGACCACATAAAGACAATGGTGGGCGTGATGCAAGAGAGTGACTGCCCTGTCATCACTTGTCCACGTAACCTCTACCATCTGGATGGCGCATTCATGGCGGTAGACACAGAGTCGGACGGTAAGGCGTTTAACGACACCAACTGTTACCTGCTACACAGAAACGTGTTTGGCCTCTTCAACGCTTGGATAGACCGCCCCTACAAGGAGTCTCTTGTTGGTGACAGGTACTTCTGGTTGGCAGTCTGTAAGTCGGGGGCACGGGTGGCTAGGTCTATGAAGGCCACCGTCAACTACACCACCACCTACGCCTTTCACTATCAGCAGCACGGCCTAGAAGTTCCTGACCACGCGAAAGTCATTGCCAATCTTGGTGACGGATTCAAAACATACAACCACAAAGAAGTACAACTATGAACGTAGAGATATACACCCTTGCTTGGCCTAATACAGATGGTAAGTTAGTGCAGGCTCACACAGATGTTTGCAAGCACTTAGGCGTAGATGTGAACTACACCATCCAGCGTTTGCCTCATGGTCTGTGGATGAACGAGATTATGAGCCAGAGCAAAGCAGATGTTGTGGGCTTTCTAGACATTGACTGCATCCCTACTAACAAAAGAGTGGTTGAAGAAGCCATAGAGTATTGCGTTGAGAACAGGTCTTTTGTTGGAATTGCTCAAGCAAGTAATCACATCAAGCCTTGCTCACACATCTTTGCGGCCCCGGCATTTTTCTTTATGTGGCGAGAGACTTGGGAAGCGTTGCAACGCCCCACCTTCTCAGAAGTGCCTGACTTGGCAGACGTAGCAGAGAACGTCAGCTATGCGGCTGAGATGGCTGGCATCCGTTACAAAACGCTCTACCCTATCTTCTATACCAAAGAACCAGACGAAGGTGTGTGGCATCTTCATACCTACGGCAAGTACGGTATCGGTACATACTTTGAAGAAGGCGTATTCCACCTCTATCAAGCCCGCATGAACAACAACGTAGAGTTGTTCTTGGATGTTGCGAAGAACATAATGGCTGACGAACCATTCAGCACAAAATTCATGAAGTCCTGCCGATGAAGTTTGACCTCAAGAAGTTCTACAAGTTTTGTAGCGAACTCAAGATTGAGACAAAAGAAGAAGGCCTCAAGAAGATGGGAACTCTTCTGGGGACGCAGACTTACGTCATGGAAGAGATACAGAAAGGGCTGGACGAGGATGTTCATTTCTTTGTCATCCTCAAAGGTCGCCAGTTGGGTATTACCACTGTGTCACTTGCACTCGATCTATATTGGCAGTTCACACACCCCGGATGGCAGGGGACTCTTGTGTCTGATACAGAAGAGAACCGGGATATGTTCAGGTCTACGCTTGGCATGTATATCGAAGGACTCCCGAAAGAGTACAAGATACCTTTGGTGGCCCATAACCGTAACCAGATGGTATTGAAGAACCGCAGTCGTATCTTCTACCAAATAGCAGGCAACAAGTCTCGCTTAGGTCAGGGCAAGGCCATCACCTACCTACACGCTACTGAGACAGCCTCATGGGGCAACGAGGAGGGACTTGCTTCCCTTATTGCTTCTCTAGCAGAGAAGAACCCCGAGCGTCTGTACTTATTTGAGAGTACGGCGCAAGGCTTCAATATGTTCCACGATATGTACAAGACCGCCAAGAGCGCCCGCACACAGCGGGCTATCTTCTGTGGCTGGTGGCGTAACGAGTACTACACCGTTGACCCAGAGAGCAACATCTACAAGGTGTACTGGGACGGGAAACTCAGCGGTGAAGAGAAGGAATGGGTCAAAGACATTAAGAAGATGTACGGGGTTGAAATCAATTCCCGGCAAATGGCTTGGTGGCGGTGGAAGATGCACGAAGGCATCAAGGACGAAACACTGATGTATCAGGAGTTTCCACCCACTGAAGACTACGCTTTTGTGATGACAGGCTCCAGTTTCTTCTCCAACAGTAGGTGTACAGATGCCGCCAAACTCGCCAAGAAAGAAAGCCCAGACCATTTCCGTTATGTATTTGGGCAGCTCTTCCAAGACACAGAAGTCCTCCCGTCAACAGAGCGCCTTGGCACACTCAAGGTCTGGCAAGAGCCAATCGACACAGCGTATTACGTCATTGGTGCTGACCCGGCATACGGAAGCTCTGACTGGGCTGACAGATTCTGCATCCAAGTGTTTCGTTGTTATGCGGATGGTCTTGACCAAGTAGCTGAGTTCGCCACCAACGAAATGAACACCTACCAGTTTGCGTGGGTCATCGCCCACCTTGCTGGCGCCTACAAAAACTCCACCCTGAACCTTGAAGTCAACGGCCCGGGTCAGGCAGTCATCAACGAGATACGCAATTTGAAACGCCTTGCAGTCTCCGCAGGCGGGGCACTAGGCCACGGCCTCATGGACGTATTGGGCAGCATGACCAACTACATCTGGCGCAGGAACGATACGCTAGGCGGCTTGTCCAACAGCATTGGTTACCTCACCACCTCCAACTCCAAAGAGCGCATGTTGCAGTACATGAAGGACTACTTTGAGCGGGAGATGATGAAGATAAAGAGCATGGACACTCTGGAAGAGATGAAGACCATCGTCCGTGAAGACGGATTCTTGGGCGCACCCGGCAGAGCCAAGGATGACCGGGTTATTGCCTGTGCCCTTGCCGCCGTTGCTTACGCAGAGCAAGTCCAGCCGCGCCTTATCATGCAGAAAATCACCCGGGAAGTAAGCCAAGCACAAGAGGAATACACCCCCGAGCAGGTTGCTGTGGGGCGTAACGTGTCTGATTACTTAAAACGCATAGGCATGTACGGCTCATGAAACCCCTGTCAAAACAAGAATTGCTCCTGCACATGAAGAGATTCATTGCGGACAAAGAACGTGGGATTAGCATCCCCCTGTTTTGCGAACTTGCGGGGATTTCTAAGGCCCATTTCCTAGATGTATTCGATAAACGCTTGCATCCGCTGTCCGAAACCATGCAAATACGGGTCAACAAGGCCTACATGCAGTGGAAAGCGGGGCGGGTAAAGGTAATGAAACGTAACGACAACACCCGGTATGTGGACTACAGACGGGAGCCTAAACCCCCAATAATGCAGGGAATGGGGCTAAAAGTTACGTCAGAAGGCATCAAACTGCGTGTTGGCATGGTCAACCGACACGATTACAGTGAATCTGACCTAGATGAAGCACTAAGAGGGTAACTATGGCTATTTTGAGAGACTATTGCTGCGAAAACCACGGAATGTTTGAAGCATGGGAGCCACAGTGCCCCATGAAGTTCTGCAAAGGCACAATTTCGATTGTTCACCTCAAACCAGTGAGCATGAAGTCCGACAAGACCAAGGCAACGGACACCAGAGTTAAAAATCTGGCCCTAGACTTTGATATGTCGGACATTAAGTCCACCAAAGAGGGTGAACACCAGTCTGGCTACCTCAAACGCAAGAACAAGCTGTCTGACAAGCAGTTTGACGAGGCAACCAAGGCTCAAGAGGCCATGCAAGCCAAGCAACCACGCCCCGGTGACAGTGTGCTGTGGGGCAACGGCGGAAACATCAGTATGAAGTCGGTACTGGGTGGACAATTCAAGTCTATTAACGGAGAATCCGTTGGCATCAACCCCAAGTCAGCGGGTGATTTGCGCGGCCCTGCTCCAGCAAGTTACATGGCTGACCCGGACAATTTACAAGTGAGTAAGTAATGCGAATTCCATCCAACCCTGTAGACCGTGAAATCTTCTACTTGGACTTAATCCAAAAGTGTTTGGTTTCCCGTGAAGAACGTAAAACTGATTACGCTTCCCTACGGAGTTGGTATTTGTTTGGGAATGGCACGGATGAACCCCCTGCCATCTTCAACAAAATATTTCCTCACATTGACCAACTGACGTCATTCCTCTACTCAGCGGAAACTACCCGGTTCTCCATCAACACCGGAGCCGCTGTCCCAGATTCTGAGCAGGTCAAAGTCCCAAGCCTGACCCGCGCCCTCAACGATGAGTGGCTAAATAGCAACGCTGACCAAGTGTTCTCTTCTGCCGTTACGTGGTCGCTTGCCTACAACACAGCATTCGTGAAGATTGTGATGAACAACGGCATTCACCCTTACATGGTGGAGCCTTCTTGTAT